TTTTCCTATTATAGGTTTGTATTTTGTTTTACCTTCTGATCTATATGCATGTAAAAATTGTTTTCTATCCATACCTTCTGTTACGCTACAGTGTATCCATCCAGAATTAGGTTCACCAGGAGTATAAAACTCAAGGATTAATTGATCCCATTCTAATTCTCTATGTATCCAATCTGCAAGCTCACAATTATCTACACCCACTACTTCAAAATCCGCCGCTTCAGCTTTTGCATGTTGGCTGTTCTGACTCGATCCTATGGCTAGACACAGCTCTGGACTACGGAACCCGCTAGTCACCTTGACCCTGCCAAAGTGATCACGTACTGGCTGTAAGATTTTTTCACAAAGTGTTTTTAATTTTTCTATTTGTTCTGCATTAGGATTATTATTAATACCTTTACGTATTGCAGTATCTGATTTTGTTAATTCTAAAAGAGTAAAGTTTCTGGAAAGATTCATTAGTTAAGTAAGAGTCCTAAAGCGAAGAGTGCTGCAGATCCCGCTGCTGCTAAGAGAACCCAATAGATCTTGTCTATCTTACCGCCCAACTTCTCGACGTCTTCATGGATATGTTTCAGATGGTTATTTTTAATCTGTGCTATATCTTTACGTACTCCTGTAATGTAACCATACAGGGATACAATATGTTCTCTAGTAGTTTTAGGTTCTATCGCCATAGTTAATCTCGTCCAAAAAGTATAGCAAGTTTCTGTGCTGTACTCAAGTTGTTATAATTACTTTGATTTACTGTGTTTGATAATAAATTGCTATCAATATTAGGTAAATTTAATGAACTAGGTGTTACTGGTGTTTCTTGTGCACTAGGTAATAATGGGTTTTCTATAAATGGAAAGTTTGGTTCGTCTAATGATATACGTCTCATTTCATTTTGAATAGCCGATATGACAGATTGTGCTGACGCTAATGGATCTGCTTCTCCTATATTAGCTGCGTTATCTCTAAAAGCTTTTCTTATATCTGCAGATATATTTATAGGTCTAAAAATATTATTATCTATCGTGTTAACTTCTATGCCTGATAATCTATCAGTCGCACTTCTAAAATCTGCATTGCTTAAATTTAAAATTCTAGCTGCATCTATATCTTTTTTAAAATTTTGTCTTACACCAAACAAAGATCTATTTGCATTTATATATGCATCAACAATATCTCTAGGTTCTATTGGTCCACCACGTAAAGCTTCCCTTGTAAATAATTGTCTAGATTCTCTAACACCTCTTTGATAATCAGCAATTTTAAAATTTAAACTTCTTTCTGGATTTATATTAACTGATCTAAAACCAAACAATCCCGCAAACTCATCTCCAAATTCAAACGTTTGTCCGTATTTATCGAACTTACCTTTTGTTAAAATATCTACAGGTTCTATAGATCTATCTAATCTTTTTAGTTGTTCAAAAGAAAACGGCATTTGTGCTTTTACTAAATGACCCATAATTTTATATGCTTTATCACCGGCGTTATCTTGTGGATTAAATACCTGGAAACCATCTCTAGTTCTACCACCTCTAGCTAATAAATCTGCTACAGCTTCTGTCCAAATAGATTCAGATATAAATGGTTGTGCAAACTCTGACATAGATGAAAAAGTACCTGCAATAAAATCATCCATTAAACCATCTTCATCTGTTCTACCATCAGCTACAGAGTTTATAATAGTTTGCACTGGTCTTAATAATGTGTCGTATGCATTTGCATGACTAAAATCTATATATTTAAAATTACCATTTTTGTCTTTTATAGGTAATAATGTAGAATTTTTTGACCAATCAGCAACATATCTTCTTATTGCATCTCTTTCTTCATCTGTAACATCATATATTGCTTGAAATGCTTTTTGTGTTGCATAGGGTACGGCTGCAACAGTTGTTCCAAAACCAAATAATCTTGTATAACCTATAGATTCAAATGGTTTTATTTTAGTTCCATCTGGTAATACAAGTTCTTCATTAATTTCTCTAAGACCACGTCTTATAATATTTGTGCCCGTTCTAACTATTTCTGCAGGAAATGATACAAAATTACCAATAGGTAATTTTCTTAATGATTTAACAAAATCAGATACATAATCATAATTTGGTATATTATTTTTTACAATATCAGCAGCCTCTTGTTTAAAAAATTGTTCATCTACAACAGTGTCAATACCATTTCTTTTTATTGTCATACCTCTTACAACACCTTTATCTGCAAGAGCTTTTTCTAATCTTGTTTTTTCCATGGCCCATGATGCTATCTTCCAAAAGTCATCCTCAGCTGTATATAAATCTTGTGATACAGATTTTAATTTTGATAATGGTTTTAACAATAATCTAAGACCTTTATCTGATGTCATGGTTTCACCAAAATTTACATCTTCTAATAGTCTCGTTAAATCTCCTAATCTTACGTTAGAGTTTACAACACCAAGTTTTAATAATTCTTCATATAGATCGTTTTGTTGTCTTGTGCCTTTGAGTGGTGTTTGTAATGCTTGATATGCTGTTTTAATAGCTTGGCCATCAGGTATAATACCATTTGCTGTTGCAAAAGCACCTGCACTAATAAAATTTCTAACATGAGTTACTGGTGACAAAATTGTTTTTGCTATTTGTGATAAACCTTTTGGATATAAAATTAAACTTTGATATAACTGACCTAACATACCTGCCTTGTCAAAAGAAAGTGACGTGCCTTCTAACGCTTTTGCCATACCGGTTGTTGTATATAGTTCATTAAGAGGATTTACTGATCCACCTTTAGCTGCAACACTAAGGGTTTTGGCTTGATCAATTCTTATTTGCTGATAGTCATCACCAAATAATAATCTTGCTTCATCTGCAGTTTCTGCAAACATGGGTTTTTGTCCTGCTGCTTTTAATTCTTTTGATTTTTTTATAAGATCTTGAAAGAATAGATTTCTTCTCGTAATCATAGATAATTTAGCTGTACCCCCTAGTATTGTTTGCATAGGGTTTTGTTGTTTACCTAATAATTTTTCAAATACTTTTCTATCAGCTTCTTTAATTGCACCTGCAGAAACTAACGCAGATCCTCTAGCTGTTACAACCTCATCTAATGTAGTTCTATTTACAAAAAAAGCAGGCACTTCAAAAATTGCATCAGATGGTTTATCCATTCTAATACCTTTTGGTAGCCTTGCAGTTTTTAAAACTCGAGCTACTGCTTGCTCTGCTTGAAGATCTGTCATTTCTTCGCCTGCTTCTTTAGCACTAGATTTAAATACTTCTTTTGCTTCGTCTATTGCTTGTTTAGCTGGTTGATATCGTACCCACGGAAAGATACTTTGATTTTGAAATATGTCGTATGTAGATCCTATATAGTTTTTAAATTTGTTACCAAATAAAGTTTTAAATTCTTGTATTTCATTTTGTCCTAATGACCTACCTAATTTAGAAAATAAATCAGACCACCTGCCACGTATTGTAGAAAGACTAGCAAGTATATCAGTAATAACTTGATCATCTACATTCATACTTTTTAGTTCTTTTGTTAAGGCTATTTTTTTTGTTTCATCTAATTTACCAAATGTTGCTACACCTAAATCATCTAATTCTGCCTTACCTGATAGTAATAAATCATTTATTTTTGTTAACATTTGTTTTCTTTTTGCTGCTTCTGCTTGATTTAATACAGTTCGCATAGGTGGAAATATTTTATCTATAGATTGATCTAACTCTCTAGATATATTTCTAGCACCGGCTGCGTCTGCTGCTCTTTCTCCAACAGAAGTTCTTTCTATATCAAAAAATTCTTGAGTCTTACCGCTCCGTGCCCTAAACCCTTGTGCAATTTTATCTATAAACCTATCTAGTTTGGAGTTTGCTACATCTAATTGTTTATTTCTGTCCGTAAGTCTTTTAATTACTTTACCAGTACCACCTATAATACCTGTAAATAATGCACCTTCCGTACCAAACTTAACTCTGTTTAATAAATCTCTAGTTGGGTCGTCGTCTGCTGATCTATCTATCTTAGTTGGTCCACCAACAAAATCTCCAAACGTACCAATTTTTTCTACATCACCAACAAACACAGCTTCAGCAACACCACCACCTAAAGCGCCCGCAATAAATTTATTTGTTTTACCTCTTGCATTTAATTCTGCTGCTTTATCAATTCCTTTTGTAAGATTTGGATTTGTTGTTTTAAAATATTTATTATTTCTACTAGCACGCATTGCATCATCTGCAAGTTGTGCACCTATTTTCATACCACGTACAGCAGGTATACCTATATTAACTAATGCTTCTGTTATTTTACCAGCAGCTGTTGCCTCTGCTTTCTCATCAAAATCTGTAAGATCATCAAAAAATTGTTCTACTTGAGCAGCACTTCTAGTACCTAAACCTAAATCTACAAGTGTTGCACCTAAAGAAAAAAATCCTTTTGGTATACCGATAACACCGGATACTACGCCAGATAATATAGATTCTATTGTACCTACTTTATTATTTTTATCGTAAGATATTGGATTTAAATCTGATGGGAGTGCCATTTATACTCCTATGATATAACGTCGGTAACTGTTCCGTCCTCACCAACTACAACAATATTTTTACCAACAACATAATTACCTGGATCTAAATTTCCTTTTCCTGCCTGTTGTAGTTTAAGATTTTGATCATTAACAAAATCAACAACGTTTAGAGTTGGGTTATCTTTTAAAAAAGTATTTACATCTTTAGTATTAAATGTGTGACCTGCAGGAATATCAATATCTTTTTGTATTGCTAATGCTGCTAATTCAGGACCTTCTGGAACAATACCTTGTTTAGTTCGTAGCTCACTTAAAGTTTCATTTAATGAACCACCTAATAATTGTCTATCAGCTAACTCTATTCTTTTCTTTGTAAGTTCTTTTGTTAATGCATCTTTATCTTTGTTAATGTCTTTTGTTATTTCACCTTTAAGTATTGCAGCATCAATTTGTTTTTTAAGATCTGCAGATTTATCTAAGTTTCCAGATATTGCTTGTATAATTTTATTTTGTAAACTACCTGATTTAATAGATCCTTTAAGATCACCACCTTCTTCTTGTATAATTCTACTAGCATCAATTAATGAGTCATAAGCAGCATCTTTTTTCATATTGTCAATACCCATAAGTTTATAATATCTTTTTCTATTTGCTTCTATTTCTTCATCTCTACTTATTTTAGGTGTAGTTGTAGTAACTTTATCTTTTTCTTGAACTGCTGTGGTTTTTTTAGTTTCTTTAATGTTTTTATTTAATTCTTCAATTTTTTTATTTTCTAAAAATTTATCTTGATCAAATATAAAATCAGGCACAGCAAGGTCTGCTGCTTGCAATGCTACTTTTTTAACAATTCCTGGACCTGTATCATAAATACCTTTACCAACATTTAATCCAGCACTAACACCAAAAGGCACTGTAGCTCCAACAAAAAATGGATTTTGTTTAGTAAACATACCAGCTCTTTCCATGAAAGGAATTCTTTGAGTAGATATAGTCATTGGATTACCTGTTACTGGATCTATTTTAATATTTGGATCTTTTCTAAATTTAGGAACAGATGTTGGTTTAATTTTATTAAACACTCTAGGTATAATACCTCTACCGTAATCTAAAGCAGATTGACCACCAGGTATTTTAGAAATTAATCCTGCAACAAAACCTGCTTTTTTATACCCAGGTCTATCCTGCATACCACTCATGATTCCTTCTCTAAGAGGTCCACCGCTTCTAAACATTGGTCTTTTTAATGGTTTCATTTTTTCCTCTTCATTGCTTTGCCAAAACCTTTTTTAGCAATACCACATCCAACACGTCCACCTTTTTTCATACCCATTAGATATCTACCTAGTTCAAAAATAGTTGATCCTGTCATGGCACCAGACCCTAGCTTATAAGGAACACCTCCACCATATTCTTTAGCTTTTTGAAACATTGATTTTTTCTTAGCCATTACGTTCTATTTCCGTATAGTTTACCAAATATACCTGCAATACCTGTAGCTGTGCTTAAAGCTGTAGCAAGTGGGCTAGCTCCTCCACCAGTGTCTATTGGTTGAGCTGTTGATCCAAATCCTGCAAGTCTACCAAGACCAGCACCATATTGATCTAATCTTTGTAAAGGTTCAAATGCTCCCGCTCTAGCTGCTTGTACATCTGCTTGTAGTTGTGATTGTGTTAATCCTTGTCTAAATGCACCAAGATTACCTAATGCAGCAACGTCTTGACCCATAGATCCTCTTTGAAAATTAGATAGTCCCATTTGTTGTGCTGCTAAATTACCTTGTTGTTGGAATGCTGTGTTAGCTAATTGATTAGCTTGTGTAAATCCTTGTTGCTGTAACTGTGCAAGTAATGATGCTCTGTTTCTTAAATTACCTGCATCAAATTCTGCCATCTGCACACCTTCTCTACCACCACCAAATGCTCCAAACTGAGCTGCCCGGTCCCTGATTCCTTGTCTACCCATAGCAGCTTGTCTATCAAAGTCAGCTAATGTTGTATCAATGACCTGTTGTTGAAAAGGTGACATGAACTGTTGAAACGCTTGTGGTCCAGTCAGTCCTGCCTGTTGCCCTACAGCTGTTTGTGCTGCAGTTAAAAAAGGTTTAAAAGATCCTACACCTTGTGTAGCTAAATTAATAGCTTGTGTCTGTAACGGATCTTCACCAGCAACAAATTGTCTACCAGTAAATTTAGTTGTATCTATTGGTACGGATGTAGTTGCCGTTAATTGTTTTGCAAAATCTTTAGATGTATCTTTTAAATAATCAGGTAATGCCATTATGCTAATCTACCCTCCAACATTTGTGCTTGATTGAACATCTCTTGCGCAGGGTTCATGCCTTGCGATTCTTCAGATATCATACCACCTGCTTCTAGGTTATCCATCATGTTCTGCATAACTTCAGCACCTTTATCTATGTCACCTCCGCCTGCAGCTCGTACAGCGTCTGCTGTAAATACAAATTCGTTTTTAGATAATCTTGCAGGTACATCGTCAGCTCTTTCTTCTTCACCTATTGGTACAAAACCACCTTCTCTATAATCTTTTTCTAAACCACCCATGTCCATCATACCACCTTCTTGCATTGGTATTCTTGCTATACCACCATCAGCAGCATAAAAATTATCTACAAATTTTGGTTTAGGTAAAAATCTTAAACTTGGATCTTGTTGTCTAGCCATGTTAACTATACTTGCAATACTATCTGGTGTTTGTGTAAATGGTGTTTCTGGTTCTACTTCCTCTTCATCTCCACCTTTCATTAAAAATGGTGCAAGTATACCAGCAGCCCCTAAACCTGTTAGTGCTGTTCGACCTAAACTAAATTCACCTGTTTCAGGGTTTCTTACTAATCCTGCTAATAAATTACCTTTATCAAATAAACCTTTACCTCTTGTAAAACCTTTATTAAATAAACTACCAACACCTCTTCCAAAATTACTAAAATTAGAAAGACCTCCAGTAAATCCACCACCACCAGGCATAAACCCACCTGCTAAATATGCACCTCCCGCTAATAGAGCAGCTTTACCTATTGGTGATTTAGCTACTTTCTTTACAGCACGTTTAGCTTTTTTAAAAATTTTTTTAAAAAAATATGATTTAATACCAGTGCCATTAACATCTTCACCAGCACCACCTATGGATTTTAATAACTTAGCCTCATCTTTATTAATATATGCTAATGACTCACCAGGAGGCGCCATTTTTTTAGCGTCTTCTAGTGTTAAAATACCACCATTTCCTCTTAATTGTCTCGGTTGTTGCATTCTAGATATTGCCATAATTTAGTCTAAATCCTCTTTGTATCGTGTTTTGTTGTTATAATCAATCATATATATCAACTAGGTTTGCTAGTCCTCCCATCATGTAAGGTACTCTACCACCATAAGCAAATGAACCCATAGAATCAGAACCACCTGGTCCTGTAGAACCTGGTGAACTTGCTTCTTGTCCAGCATCAGCTGGTCCAGAAGGTCCTTCCATAAAATCTTTATCAAAACCAGCCTGATAACCACCTCTCATATCTCCTCGTGCAGCTGCAGCTTTATTTGCTGCTGCTCTTGCCTTTGTAGCTGCTGCTCTTGCTTCTTCCATAGCTGCTTCTTTTTGTTTATTTCTTTGATAATTTAAACTAAACATTGCGCTTATAGGATTCATAAATCCAAACATAGTAGCACCAATTGTACCTAACATACCTTTTGTAATACCAGGGTTATTGTAAGCATCAATAGCTTCTTTTTCTTCCTCGGTCATATTCATTGTAGGATCGTCGCCTTCTAAACCAAAACCAAAATCATCTGCGGTTGTACTTTGATCTTCAGGAGCAGTAGGATCCTCTCTATCGTCTCTATCTCCGCCACCACCGCCTTGATTTATTGGTAATATAAAAGGTGCTGCAGCTGCAGTGTTTGTTATACCAGAATCAAAACTTATATTTCTTTGTATAGGATCTCCTAATCTAAATCTTTCCTGTGTTATAAAACGATCACCCTGATTAAATATATTTTGATCAGCTTGATTATAAAATGATGGTGCTGCAAATATTGACATTATTCTTCATCCTTATCTGATGATGCACCTATCGGTGGCATCTTTGCTACTTTAATTTTTACAGATCTTGTTACGTGTTCTTTTTGTGTTGCCGTATCAGGATTTGCAATATCGTCTTCTGCTTCTTTATCTGAATTATATTCTTGATTTGTTATAGTATTTCTTAATACTATCTCGGCCTCACATTCTACAACAGGTACTTTTTTACCGTCTACTGTTATATATGTTATCGATCCTTCTTCTTTAAATGCCATAATTAATCTCTGTTTAATTGTAACATAGATAGGATAACATGCAATCTATCTGCTGTAGTTGCAGTTACCTTTATCTTTTCGTTTTCCGTTAAAATTAACGGATTTGTTAATAAATCTACTGTACTATTAGCATTAATAGTCTCGCTTTTAAACAGATTAAATATACCATCTGATACGTCAGATATCTGTATTTCTATATTATCATTAGATCCAGAGTCATTTGATACTATAAAAGACTTTACAATAGCCGTAGTAGATGCTGGTACTGTAAATATAGTAGTATTACTATTAGTTGTTAGATCTGCTTTTACGTTTGTGTATATATTAGCCACCTATAAACCAGGTAAATCTTTCCTGCTCCTCTTTTTGTTGATTTAAATATGTAGAATTAAGTTGTTCTACTATTGATGTCAATGTTCTATTAATCTGTTTTTGGTTAGAGAAATCATATTCTTCTTTTGGTTCTGGTATTCTAACTGTTATCTTTGCCATTATCTTCTACCATCTGGTTGTAAATCTAATTTTAATGTGCCGAATCTCCAAGATTCACTAGTTGCATCATTTTCTATTTTTAAGTTTAAAAATCTACCTCTTGCTCTTGTATCTTTTTTAAGTGTAGAAGATGTAATTGTAAAAGGACTTAACGCTGTTGTTATTTGACTATCTTGTGGATATCTTTTTATACCCAAACTTATTTTACAATTACCTGCTAGTGTTTTAAAATCTGGTACAAATCTTCGTAAAGCTAAAAAGAACTCACCTGCTACAGCGCCACCTGCAGATACACCCATAGCCGTTCTTCTCATTCTTGATTCAAGATCTATATCGTATGATTTAATAAAAGATGTAACTGTTGTAGTTGTACCATCAGGATTAACTTGATCTGTACCTACTTCGTGTTCAAATAAAGTAGTTTGACCTAATCCCGATTGACCTACTATTGTTGGAAATGTTCCAGAAGAATTTACATCATATTTGGTTGCAAAAGGTTTTGGATATATAGTTGCGTCAACCCATGATGTTCTAGATTCTGTTCCTGTATACCATACACCACCAGGTACTTTAGTTAGTGCTGACTCACCATAATTATAAACAACATACTTATCATTGTATTCAGATCCAGAAGATGGATAGTACCAAGTAACTTCTGTAAATAAATTATTTAATCCTGCTGTTACTTGTTGACCTTTTGTAGTATCAATATTTTCAAACACATGGTCTTCAACAGTACAAGGTAAAGATCTAACTGTACCATCAAAAGCAAAGAATCCTTTAGGTGACATCCAAAATGCAATACCATCTATTTCAACAGCTGCATTCTTACCTATCAATCCACAGTTAGTACCAACTTGTTCAAATCCAAATGTAAAAGGTGCACCTACAAATTTCATTGTATACAAAGCATTGTCGGTCCATATCAAAATTGTTTCTTTAGCTTTTAATGCGCCAACAATTTTTGTACCATCTTGTAGTCTTTGTGTACCTGCAGTGTTGATTGCAGTTGGTGCGTATGTGTTAATCGCTTCTTGATCAGAGAATCTTATAAACATATCATCTTGTGTTGTTGAAGTTCCAATTGTAGTTTCTGTTGCAAGATGTATTAAGTGTCTTGTTGTTGGTGACACAAGTGTAATTCTACTTGCTGTTGGATTATTTGTTGTTTGAAAATTTGTTGTAGCTGTTGAAGCTCTTGTTGTAAGTGGCGATGCTGCTCCACCATTCCATGTAAAAGTTTTTCCGTTTGCAACTGTTGCAATTAATACTTCACCAAAATTATCTAACGACCATAAACCTGGTTCTAGTGCAACGTCTGATGCAGCTGCAGCTTCTCCCCAGTTACCATTACCCCAACTAGTTACACCCCAACCATAACCATATGTTTGTGCTCTTGGTCCAACAGGTTCAAAAGGTTTTATACTTAAACTACCACCTGTTGATACAGTTCCTGATGCATTTGATGATTGTGTAATCGTAAATGTATTTGTTGTTTTTGTGATGACTTGAAAATTTTTATCTTCAAAATCAGAATTACTAAAACCTGTACCACCAGGTAGTGTAACAGAATCTAATTGTATTATATCACCAACTGATAAACCATGTCCTGCTTTTGTAATTGTACAAGTCGGTGAACCATTTGTTGTTGCAATTGTTGCAGATGTTAAAGTAGTTTTAAGTGGTGTAATATCATATAGTTGACCTTCAAAATATATAAGTAAAAATTTATCTGTGCCTATTGCAACATATCTATTTCCAGTCAGATCTGTAAAAGCATGCATAGCTCTTGCAACACCAACTATTGTACTTGTAACAAGTGATGACCAACCACCAACTTTTTCTGGTAAACCATATCTAAATCTAACGTTATCAGAATCTATCCATCTGCTTTCAGCACCAGCGTCAGAAGATTGTTTGTCTATTCCAGGAAGAAATTTATACTCTACTAGAGCCATCTAAAGCTCCTATATTTTATCTTTATAGATCCAGCCTCTAGTAGCATTGGCATATACTAAAGTAAAAGCTGCACTGTTTACACTAACAACTAAATTAGAAGCGGCACCTAAAATATTAGATCCGTTTCTTGCAATTGTTAAATTGTTAGAATTAAAATTATTACCACTATCAATAAAATGAACTTCATTGCCAATTGCTGGTGACGCCGGTAGCGTGACAGTTACAGAACTACTTATTCCACCACCTGATGTATCTATTAATAATTGATCACCATCAACAGCAGTGTATGCTCCTGGTACTGTATAATAACCTTTGTTAATAATTCCTTTGTTTATATTTGTTCCATCTGAATATAATAATGATCTAGAACCTGGTGGTAATGCTACCCCGGTCCCTGATGCCGTTTTAAATGTTAGTGTATAATTATTTGTTGTTCTAGCTGTTCCGTCTTCTACAATAACTACTCTTTCAGTAGAGTCAGGTAAAGTTACATTTCTATTAGCAGCTAATGTGCCTGTTAATTTGTAGTATAAATTTTTACCATTTGATACAGCACCATTACTAATGGCTAATGCTACATCACTAGATGCAACGTCTACAGAAATATAACCTGATGCTGCTTGTTCTAATTGTTGTAGATTGGTATTAGTTATTGTACCCCAAGTTCCGGACTTTTCACCGGTAGTCATTAACTCTAGTTTTAAATTCGTCGAAAAACTCGATGCCATATTTCTCCTATGGGTTGAGCGGATCTATTGGGACCCACACCCCTGTTGCATTTGGATTTAAGTCATTCCATGATATCACAGAAACTGTGCCATTTGCAACCTTAAATCCATTACCTGTAACAGTTGTTCCAAACCCAACAGTGCTATTTCCTATGGTAATATTGATTCTACTACCATTAGGTAATACTACCACATTTTGAATACCTACTCCAGAGAAGGTGGTTGCTGCAAATGATGTTGCTCCAAAAAACATATTAAGGTATCGCCGTCCAAGTTTGTGATGCATTAGTAGGCACTGCATCCCATTTTCTAATTAAAACTTCAGAGGTTCCTACTTCAAGACCCTCACCAGTAGGCAATACTTTTGCCTTAGCAAGCACTGTAACATCGCTTGTTGATATATTAAATCTCTTACCTGTTACTATAGCAGTTGCATTTGCTTTTGCTACTGCGTTTCCAATTGTTATATTTACTCTGTTTCCTGTAACAGATAGATTAGCTTTACCAATAATCGTTACATTACCAATAGCAATGTTTGATCTATTTCCTGTAATAGTTGGTTTAGCTCCAGCTTTTGTAATTACAGTTCCGTTACTTAACTCAAAACCATTACCAGTCACTGGAACATCGATAGGTATTGATGCTTGTGCATCACCTATACCTATTTCAAAACCTTGACCTGTTAATACTTGTCTTGCTTTACCAACAATAGTTACATCACTTGTACCTATATTTACACGTTTACCTGTTACTGAAAAATTAGCATCTCCAGATATTGTAGAGTTACCAATA